CCCTCCATAATTTTTTTCGTCCCTGCAGCGCTTCTCGGCGGCAAGTAATCCATTGTGTTGGGAGTGGCCCACAATCCAGACTCTGTATCTTTGGTGCCAAGCACCGATGCCTGAAGCTGGAATAAGGAAACATTGGACTTCGAAACCTTCACTTTCCAACTGGTCTTGCACCTGTCTGAGTACCACGCCGTTTTGGAGGTTAATAAGTCCTTGCACATTCTCCCCAATAACGAATTCGGGTTTGATTTCCCTAATGAGTCTAAGCATTTCTGGCCAGAGATAGCGGTTATCGTTTGTTCCTTTTTGTTTTCCTGCGACGCTGAAGGGTTGGCAGGGAAATCCTCCAGTAATGACATCTGCTTCGTATTCTTTTCCTTTGACATTTTTTATATCCTCCTCGATTGGTATGTTAGGAAAGTTCTTTTGTAAAACTTTCTGACAGTATTTATCCATCTCAACAAATTTTACTGTCTTAAAAAAACCTGTTGAATCTAAGCCTAAAGCAAATCCTCCTATACCTGAGAATAAATCTAAGACTTTTAATTTTCTATTCACGAATAATCTCTTTCTATCTTTTGTTTAGCAAAATTAAAATAATCTTCATCAATTTCAATTCCAATAAAATCTAAATTCATTTTTTTTGCAACTAAACCTGTTGTTCCAGTTCCTAAAAAAGGATCAAGTAAAATACCATTTTTAAGACCAGATACTTTAATACATTTTTCTACTAATTTTTCAGGATAAATTGCTGGGTGTTTTTTATCACCAGTTATACTTTTTGTTATTTCTTTTGTAGCTTTACTTTTATATGTAATATGCCAACAAGTAGTAGTTGGTCGCCAATTTTTTCCAGTTCTTTTTTCATTTCTTACTGCATTATTATAATCTGTATTATAAGGAACTCCACTAGCTTCTAAGTCAATTTCAGTATTTCCATCTTTAGTAAAATGAAACAAATGTTCCCAACCATTTTGTAAATATCTTTTGCTTGATGTTGGGGTAGAATAACCTCTGACAAATCCATCTATTTCAATAGCTTTACACCAAATAATATTATTTTGTAACTTCCAATTTATTTTTTCGGCTACCTTATAAGAGGAAAAAGGATTTAATTTTCCAGATGCTATATTAATAAATAAATGTCCATCATCTTTTAATATTCTACAACATTCATTAAAAATATTTGACAACCAATTTACATAATCATTTCTATCATCTACATAATTATTATAATTTTTTCCAATATTATATGGAGGTGAAGTAATAATTAAATCAACACTATTTTTTTTTAATGTTGGTAATATCTTTAAACAATCGTCATTTATAATATTCACGAATAATCTCTTTCCAAAATCATTTCTAAATAATGTATTGCCTTCTTTATATCTTGCTCTTTCCCTTTCGACTGATGTCGACAGATGTATTTTATAGCATTACCTTCCGCAAAAAGCAACTTATTCTCATTTATAAACTCTGCGGGCTGAATCTTCATTGAACGATAATGTTTCCCTCCAACCTGCTCTTCTAATGAATTGTATGTTGTTCCTTTAAATATATCTTTAGATGTCATAACCCCTTTCTGTTTTTGCATAAATTATATTTAATTCCTTCTTAGCTCTAGTAACCCCCACGTAAAATAATCTATGTTCATCATCAGGATTATCTAAATATTTATAGTATGCTGCATTACTTAAATCGGTTAATAAAATTACGTTATCTCTTTCATTACCTTTTACCCCATGAATAGTTGATATTTTAATTCTAGGATCTTTTGATAAATCTTCTCCATTTTTTATTAATTTCTGTATTTTTCTAATCTCATCATCTCCTAAATCATCAAATGCAATATACCACTCTTCATCTGTTTTTAAACCATAATCTTTTTTTAAAGTGTCTATGTCATAGAATTTTTCTTTTGACATTTGTTTCATTAATTTTAAATCAACATTCTTACTCATCTTATTAGTTATCTTTTTATAATCATTATAATGTAGAGGAGTACCTTCTCGTAACTTGTTCCAATTTTCTATTAAAGAATATATGTTTTGAACTCTAGGAGTTGAGTTTCTGCGTTGAAAAAAGAAACCATTTTGATCTAAATAGTAAGCTATTTTTTCTAAAAATAAATTTGTTCGAGCAAGTATTAACCATTCTCCTTTAGATAAATCTACCTTATCTATCTCCCAATGGTAATTAACTTTTCCTAAATCTTCTTTAGGCACCCAATTCTTTTCTACTCTATTCTTAACTTTTTTAATAATATTGTTCGCTACATTAAAAATATTTTTAGGAACCCTATAAGATTGTTGTAGTATAACTTTTTCTCCCTCTAAATTTATAAAACTTTCAGCATCTGCACCATTCCATTTATAAATAGCTTGATCATCATCTCCAGCAATAATAGATTGTTTAGAACTTTTTTCTAATTTTCTGACTATATCCCACTGTATAAGACTTAAATCTTGTGCTTCGTCTATAAATATAACTTCAAACTTTGGACTTTCTCCTTTGTCCAAAAATTTTTCTAACATATCAATATAGTCAATTAATCCTTTTTGTTTTTTATATTGATATAATTCTTTGTTGATTATATCTAATTTACCATACGTAAGATTGTAACTATAACCATTTTGATTGTATAAATCTAATGGAGACATTCTTTTGTTTCTAGCTAAACTAATTAAGGATATATATGGATCTTTTGAATGTAACACACCTTCATGATCGTGATCATATCTAATTCCTTCAAACTCTATCTGTAAATCTCTACCTAAATCTTTGTAATCTTTTTCTTGCATTACATTTTCTTTTTTTAAACCTAGTATATTAAAACAAAACGAGTGTAGAGTTCTAAAGTAAGGTAAGTCTTTTTCTGTCAAATTAAACTTATCCATAGCTCTACTTTTACCTTCTTGTGCTGCGTTTCTTGAAAAAGTAAAATAACCTATCTTACTTGGTTCAACCTTTTCTAAAACTTTTTCTAATTCATTCATTAAATAGTATGTCTTACCTGTACCCGGTGGTCCGTAAATTATCTTTCTCATTAGTAGTTATCCTTGTTAAAAGTTTTTTGTTTATATGTTTGTATTTTTTTATCAAATCTAGCTACCACAAAAACAGAAAGCTTAGTCTTACCAACTCTTTTGGTAAAACAATGTAAGTAATCTTTTAACATTTGTGATGTTCTTTGATACTGCACTTTCCAATGTCTACGAGTAAGATATTGATGAAAAAAATTGTCGAATACAAAATAATGATATTCATCTTTTGTATATGTCCCACCGTTTTTAAGATCTTCAAAGTCATCTTTTTTAACTCTATTTAAACAGTAGTCTTCTAAGTAATTTTTTAATATGTCCTTGGTTCCTGTTCCTTCAGCAGGCTCCGTTATCTCAGCACCTTCTAAAAGAATATTTGTTTTTTGTTTCCATTCATTTGTCTTAAGTGTTGGTGGGTTAAATCTAAGCTGCTTGACACATTCTTCTTGAAACAAGACTTGATTGGTCAAATGTTTTGCTGAGTCTAAGTATAATCTATCACCATCCACATTCATGTAATAATAAGGCTCTTCTAAATTAACAACTTGTAAATCAGTTAAACTAGGAAACATTATCTCTTGACCAATACCAAATTTTCTAGTTTTACATAATTTTTTATCACACAAACTACACATTGGTTGATCGTTACATTTATAACCCCAATCTTTTTTATCATGTTGTTTAGTGATTATATTTACTTCAGTGTCAGACAATGGTTGTTCCATTGCATTTTCATTAAATATTACTAGCTTAGACTTCCAATTTTCAGGCCATTTAGATTTTGCATACACACCATAATGAAACAAAGCATTATTTCTACCTCCTTCACCCACTCTATTTTGCATCATTAATTCTATACAAGGTGGTCCATCTGAGTAAGGTGTTTCTGGTCTTTTTACTTTTAACTCTGATAATTGTTGTTCGGTAATTTTTGTTGTTTCATACAACTCAAAAAAGTTTAGAAGATTAACGGATTCAGCATTATTATTAAAACAATATCTTACTGTATCATCACCATTAAAGTATGGTAAATTTAAAAAATTTCCTGTATCATCTTTGGATTTTAATTCTCTTTGTTTTGGAAAAACTTCTGATCCACCGTAACCCAATACAGATCTAATCTCATTAAGTTTATCTTGCATTAAAGCAGCTGAAACATAATCATCGGTAAATATAAATACATGAGCACCACCTGATTTAGATCTAAATACTAATAATGGTAAACTAAGTTCTTTTATTTTTTTAATTAATTTTGCGTGATCAAAACCTGCATAAGAGTCAATATCTATACAACCCCATTTACACTTGTTATCATCGTTAATTGGTATAACACCTAAACTCTGTGAGCCTTGTAAATGATTTGACCAATGTTCATCGGTAATAATTTCTCTTTTAACAAAAGACTTACCTTTTATTTTAGATCCATTACCGTTTGATTCTCCAACAATAGTGACACCATGAGCTCGATTTAATCCTTCAAATATTTCTATAAACTTTCTTATATTTTCCATAGCTTTTTTAAGTGGGCGGGTCCACGCTAGCTTAACCGCCCACTACCTAGGATTTTAGTAGTTTGAAGAGCCTTGTTTAGTAGGTTCTTCGGAGCTATGTTTTGCTTCAACCTCACCCTTACCTACACTAATAGCGAAATTTTTAGCCATGTCGTAGATACTTTTGTCTGTAACAGGACCAACTTTTTCTACATCCCAACCAAACCATGTTCCTTTGTCATTAGACATTTGAACAGTCTTTAGTTTATAAATGTGACTATATGTAGGCGGAGTAAACAAACCATTTTTACCTTGCATTTTTAAACCCATCATCATTGAATTCCATTTTCTACTTACTTTTAGTTGAGTAGATTTCATAGAAATCAAAGCAGATTGTGGGGTATCACCTAGCTGCAACACAAAGTGATTAGCAGTGTTATCAAGATAGTTACCATTTGGTAATCTATCCTTATATGATTTGTCCCTAGTGGTTTGACTAATAATATCACTGTCTGCATCATGTATTGCTACAGGTGCACCAGTGCTTTGTCCTCGATCTTGCCATTCGATATACTGTCTTTTATAATGACAAGGTATAACGTCTACATGATCAAAGAGTTGATTAGTAACCGTGTTTATGATTTTGCCGGGTTCAGCGCCCTCGACATATTTACCATCTCTTTTGTTTACCTCTGGAGATAGTTGACCCAAAATTTTTAAGAAAGGTAACGCAAGATCTTCTTGCGATATATTTTGAGCACCTTGATTTGCATCAGCTTCAAATGTATTGACTGCTAATGCTCCTTCTTTTTTTGTTGCTACTTGGTTCATGCTACTTGTTCCTTTTTATTGTTGTTTTATTCTCCGAAGATTTCCGTTGGCATTTCTTTACCTGCCTCAATACGCTCACGGACTAACGCTTTCAGAGTCATGGGTTCTACCTTCATCTTTTGTGTCGGTTGGAACCCTTGACCCTTCGCAAGTGCAGCATAATCTGCTGCCTTGTTATCTTCGTTACGACCAAATGATACCAAGATCTCGTTTTTAATAATATCACCTAATCCATTGTCCCGAAGCCAGTTAAACGCCGTTTCTTTATTTGCTTCCGTAATGGTTGCTCGATACGTCGTTGAAACTTTTAAATGTGATCCATCATGCAGTTTTAATTCTGCAAGACCCATCTCTGACATCATAGTTGGTATGATGTCACCAGAAATTTTTTGTATTTCTGATTTTAAATTTTTAGTATTCTGTTCTTGTAACTCTAATCTTTTATGTAAAGACTCTAGCTTTTCAACTTGGTCTGCAAGTGACTGAATATTTTCAGTCTTTTTCATTGCGTCTTGTTGATCTTCTTCAAAGTTAATTGTCATCTATTTCTCCTCTTTCGTATAGGTTTATTTCTATTGGATAGTATTTTCTTTCTTGTTTATCCCACTTTAACACATTGTATTTTCCATGAGTAATATCAGATACAATAGAACATGCAACACCAATAATTGCAGGATCTCCTGTAAGTAATAAATAATCTCTTGTTTTATAATTTTTTAATCCTTGTCTTAATTTATATATAAGAGGTCCTGGAGAAAAAATTATTTGAGAAAATTCTGGTAACAAAAATTTAAATTGTCCATAATGAGACGCACCCATAATATTTATTTTTGGGTTGCCTGCTTGTGTACCAGGAATATGTTGAATAACATATACGGTAGACGTATAATTATTTTTAAGATTTTCATATTTCGTACTTTCTGACATTGACAAAAGATATAGCATCAATTATATAGAAGTCAATACAGAAAGAAAAAACATTTATGAATTACAAATTCAAAACAAAACCTTACGCACATCAAATAACTGCGTTAGAAAAATCATGGAATAAGGAAACCTATGCTTATTTTATGGAAATGGGTACAGGTAAAACAAAAGTATTGATAGATAATCTAGCTATGCTTTATGATAAAGGTAAGGTCGATGGTGCCTTAATTGTAGCTCCTAAAGGAGTTGTTAAAACTTGGTACGAACAAGAATTACCAACACACTTACCCACTCACATAGAATATAAAAAAATTTTATGGCAATCTAATATAACAAAAACTCAAAAAGAAAAGTTAGAGTCTTTATTTGAATTAGGCCAAGACTTACATATTTTAATTATGAATGTAGAGTCTTTGTCTACAGATAAGGGTGTTAAGTTTGCATCTAAATTTTTAAATTCACACAAAGTATTAATGGCTATTGATGAGTCTACTACTATTAAAAATCAAGCAGCTAAAAGAACTAAAAACATTATAAGCCTAGGTAAGCATGCTAAGTATAGGCGTATTATGACAGGTTCACCTATTACTAAAAATCCTTTAGATTTGTTTAGTCAATGTGAGTTCCTTGATCCGTGGTTATTGAATTATGATTCTTTTTATGCTTTTCGTAATAGATACGCAAAAATGAAAAATATGTATCTTAGAGATAGAACTATACAAGTAGTTGATGCTTTTCAAAATCTAGGAGAGTTGTCAGAAAAAGTAAAAGGTTTTTCATACAGAGTGTTAAAAGAAGATTGTTTAGATTTACCTCCTAAAAATTTTATTAAAAGATATGTAACACTAACAGCTGATCAAAAACGTATATACGAACAAATGAAAAAAGAAGCTATGGCTATATTGAATGGTAAAGTTACAACTACTATGACAGTATTAACACAGCTTATGCGACTACATCAAATTACTTGTGGTCATTTTACTGCTGATGATGGTTCAACACAATCAGTTGAAAGCAATAGACTTAATGAACTTATGTTAGTTCTTGAAGAAATAGAAGGTAAGGCTATAATTTGGGCTAACTATCAATTAAGTGTAAGCGAAATTATACAAAGAATAATTAAAGAACATGGTAAAGATTCTTATGTTCACTATTATGGTTTAACATCTCAAGAAGATAGACAAGATAATATTCGTAAATTTCAAAACGATCCTAAATGTAAATTTTTAATTGGCACACCACAAACAGGTGGATATGGTATTACACTTACACAAGCTAATACTGTTATTTATTTTTCTAACGGATATGATTTAGAAAAAAGACTACAATCAGAAGACAGAGCTCATCGTATAGGCCAAAAGAAAAATGTAACTTATATTGATTTAATTGCAGAAGACACTGTTGATGAGAAAATTGTAAAAGCTTTACGAAGTAAAATTAACATTGCATCCGAGGTTATGGGTGAAGAATTAAAGGAGTGGATATGATTACACCATTTCACATTGCAGCAGCCACACCAATAAAACTTTTGTTTCCAAAACATTTTAGTTTGCTGTGGTTTTCAATTGTAAATATACTTATAGATATTGAAGTTGTTTATTATTTTTTAACTACTGGTTATCCTAGCCACAAATTCTTTCATACAATTTTAGGTGTATCTATTATAGGGTTTGGTTGTTTTGTCCTCTCTGTTTTATTTAAACAAAAAAAATTACCTAGTTTTCTAGGATGTATTATTGGAGCATACTCTCACCATATTATAGATTATTTTTGGTATGATTGGGGTACATATGGTATCTATTAAACAAAAATATCTTTTGCTTTACCAAGTATAGGTTTGTATTTGGTTTTTCCATCTTCTCTAAAAGCGTGTAAAAATTGTTTTCTTGGTGTACCCTCTGTCACGCTACAATGAATCCAACCCGAGTTGGGTTCGCCAGGAGTGTAGTATTCGAGGATTAATTGATCCCATTCTAATTCTCTATGTATCCAATCTGCAAGCTCACAGTTATCTACTCCAATTACTTCAAAATCTGCCGCCTCTGCACGGGCATGTTGGCTGTTCTGACTCGATCCTATGGCTTGGCACAAAATTGGACTACGGAAACCGCTAGTCACTTTGACTCTGCCGAAATGATCACGTACTGGCTGTAAAATTTTTTCGCACAATACTTTTAATTTTTCTATTTGTTCTGCGTTTGGATTGTTATTAATACCCTTACGGATTGCTGTATCCGATTTGGTTAATTCTTCTAAAGTAAAATTACGTGTAAGTTCCATTATTATGCTATGTCTGTTAGTAAAGTTATAAGAACAGCTCCCATACCTCCAACTATCCAATACTCTAGTCTTTTAATTCGTTCTTGCATTTCTTTTATTTGTTCAAACGTTTGTTTCTGCATTATTCTACATAATTTTTCATGTGATTCAATTTTTTGTAATGCTGATTTTTTTGGCATTATGTCCTCATTGCTATTTGTTGTTCTAAAGGATCTAGTAAAGCTTGTTCTGTGCTACTTAAATTTTGCATAATACCTTTATTTTCTGGAGCTTTAGCTAAAAGATTTGTATTTACATTTTGTGGTGGAGGTACACTACCTGAAGGTAATACAGCTTGATTAAATCTATTATCTAATTCAGTATTTTGTGCTAATAAATTTTCAGCTTTATTTACATTTTCAATGTCTTGAGAGATTTGCTGTGTATCTACAAAATCAATCATAGCTGGTGTGTATTGATCATCTTCAAAAAATTTTTCATCAAATATATAGTAACCAAACAATCTAGTTATAATTTGTTTTGCAAGTTTTGAATCTTTTTTAACATTTTTTAACTTTATTAAATCATCTAGTCTTTTAGGATCTGTTATTATTTCTGCTAATTGTTTGTCTACGTCTGATCTTACAATCTTTTTTAAAGCAGTAAATGTTCTACCAGCAACTGTAAATTGTCCCAATCTTGCTCTAATAACATCATTTAATGCAGTTTCAGCTCTACCAATTGTTTTTTGTGCAGATGTTCTTGTAGTTATTTCAAGAGCATCTCGCATCATTCCTAAATCTTTTATAAATTTTGGATTATCTGCAAAAGTTGTTTTTATAATTTTTTCATTATTTTTTAAATAGTCAGCAAATTTATCAAACATAAAATTACCTCTATTATCAGTTACTTTAAATAACAAGTCATCTTTAGCTACAGTTTGAAAAGCAGTTAACAAATCTTTGTCTTGTTTTAAAACAGACATAACTTTATTTAAAGTAGAAGGTGATTTATTATTGTAAAGAAAAGCAAATATTTTATCAGGATCCATTGATTCTATTTTACCGTTAGTAGATGTACCTAATTTTTTCATTAATTTATTTCTTTTTAATGAAGTTGTTTCAACTTTTTTTGCAAGTTCGCCAATTTTTTCAATTTGTTTAAAACCACTTTTACCACCAAAAAATGTTTCTAAAGCATATTGATAATCAT